GCGGCCCCAATGTCGGTCCCGACAAAGAAAGGAGCCATTTCTGTAGCTGACGTGGTGTCGGTGACTATTAGGACATTGTCCGCATACCAACGAATTGTCCCATTCTGCCAGAAGATTGAAAAGACAGTATCGTCCGTGGGGGTGGGAGCTACGTCGGATACGGGGCCCATATTTGTGCCGGCAGTTGAGATGTAGCGTTGAGCGCGGAGGCCGGTGGCTGAGTTAGATACCTGATAGAAATTGTATGAGTTGTAGTAGCCATTACCACTCACGGCCAGAGGATCGTAGGTAAATCCGACTATGCACCTATCTGTAGACGCCACCAGCGCCCTCTTTATGCGGAACTGCATAAAGCCGCTACCTCTAAAGGTAGGCCCAACGGTTCTTGACGCCCAATTCCCCGTGGTGCTTGTGATGGTGGAACCATCAATCGTATCGGGACCACCCCAAGCCTGCCGCTGCCAAGTCTGCGACCGAGTAAGGTCCAACTCACTGCTACCAGCGCCGGTAAGAACCCCGGCTGCGGAGAGTGCAATATTGGAGTTAATTGCAGCTGCGTCGGTTTGCTCTAGAGGCACAGTACCTACAAAGAGAGGTCCACCAGCATCAATAGCTTCCAACCCATCAGCGTTTGCTGCACCTGTGTTTTTTGTGGCGTTCGTGGCTATCCCAGTCAGCTTGGTATTCTCGGTTGGAGCCATCGCGGCGAAGGTGACAGCACCTCCGCCGCCTCCGATCAGGGCGCCGTTGTCACCGATGCTGACTTCAGTGTTGAGAATTTCCAGGGGGCTGACGGGGTTAACACCATTGAAGACTTCCCCAGCCGCGAGGTCCACAGAATCCCGACCGGCAAAGACCCCAGGGTCAATTTCCGTGACGAGAATCGAACTGATCACGGGAGTGGAAGTTTGGCCTCTGCGATCGATCGACGAAACCCTGAAGCGCCAAGCCCCGGGGGTTGGGTCCATGATTTCGATGGACGCGGAACTGGTGTTCTCTTTCAGAACCGTGAATGGGTTGTTGTTGATGCTGACCTCAGTCTTGAAACCACTGAGGTAGGTAGAAGCCGGTCGATCCCAATCGAGGTTGACCGACTGCCGGCCCAGGCGAAGCCCTGTGAAGGGGACTGTGTAAGCGGCAAAGTTTTCAGGCTTGGGGACGGTCCCCAAAATAACCACTGGGTTCCCGACGTCCATCGTGGCAGCATCCGCCGCAGCGTATTTCCCGCTGTCGATCTCGATTGCTGAGATCGCCCGGCGCTCCCCATCGGGTTTGATGTCCGTAATCCGGTAAGCCTTGGGGAGCGTAGGAAGACCGGGGGCATCCAAGGCGATCGAAGCGTTGTCATCACAGGTCACAGAAAGAGGACTGGAGACATAGATGGTAGTCACATCCCCCCGTTGACCACTGGTGTTCGCGACGGTGTATTCCACGACCTTTGTCGGGCTGTCAAAATCCGCGCCGTCCGGATCAGTGGTGGTCTCCGGATCATAGTCAGGATTGGGGATGGTTAGACCAACTGTGTAATTGACCCCCAGTTCCAATCGGAGGTCATCCCGGACAGTGAAGCTCAGGCGATCTGGAGCGATACTCGTGATGCGCCCCGTTGTCCGGGTATTCACGTCCCCCTCGATCAAGGTCCCCAAATCATCATCAGCAATCAGGATGGTGTCGAGGCGCTCAAGCAGATGACCGCGGCGATTGCTCACGAAAGTAACCTGGCGGGTTTCGTTAAGGGCCGTTCTCAGGCGAAGAGTAGCCCGCCGTATTGCTTCCTGCCGGGTGGTGCACCCAATCCCGACAATCGTCGTTGGCTTCCGACCATAGAGATCGATATTCGCTTGGTCATAGACCCTGACTCGATCTTCCCGGTAATCGAATTCCTTGTTTCTAAAAACAAAGGTGATATCGTTGAACCGGGTGTCCATATCAGTGTTCGAGTAAACGAACTGACCCTCGATATTAGGCAACACGAAGGTATCCACAGCAGCTTCAGGCTTGTCGATCCGGATGCGCCATTCCCCAGCATTTGCTTCCCAAGCGATGGCACTGACCGCGCCGGCCAGATATTGAATAAACTCCCGGACCTTCTGGGGTTGGGCAATGGCGATATTCAATGAGAACCGGGGTTCGGTTCCTCCATCACCATCAGGGACCAGTTCGTTGCAATATTTGGACACCTCGAGGGCGTCCCATTTGTTGAGAAAAGAACCTGGTGCCAGATTGGATACCCCGCTCAGGGAGTCCTGGAGAAGACCATTGATGCACCAAGCTGGGTCATTCGTGTAAGCCTTCGCCCAGGAGCCGTCCCAGAGGGCACCCGTATAGGCTCGGGTGTCAGGATTGAACACCGTCAGGGGAGGCACCGGAACGATGAGGGTCTTGTACTCTCCGGTGACCTCAGGAATACCAGTCAGCTGGTCGGAGGCCTTACCGTAAATCTGGAGCCAAGAGAGGCCACGCCAAGGTTCGGTGATTCCAAAGACCGTGTTGTATCCTGCAGAAATGGATTCGAAACTGATGCTCCGCTTTTCATAGTTGGGGTCCGCGTCCAGGTTCTCTCGCTCGCGGAGACGAACTCTGATGTCCCAGCCCTTGTCGGCGTAGGCCCCGGTATTCGGGACAGCAATCCGCAGCTCGTGAACACTGGCACTGGTGGCCTTACCTCGGATGAGTGTCCAACCGCTATACTCCTCGGGTGTCCAAAGGTTGTCGCCTCCAAACAGTGCCCGGGCAATGAACACCTTGAACCCCGTGCCCTCCACGTCATACCCCTGGGGATTGTAAAGGGTAGAGGGCGTGGTGTTTTGAGGAGAGATCCATTCCACAGCCCCTGCGGGTTTCATCTGGATCTCAAGACTGGCCGTATCCTCATAGATACCCTTGTCGTCCTGCCGATAGAGCTGGTTGACGATGAACCGAAGATCCATAAAATCAGCGTTGAGATTGGCCACACTCTTCGTAACCCAGGGACCGGGGGAGCCTGTGCCAGCTGCAGTGTTCTCATTAGCGAGGGTTAAACCTACATTGGTGGGAGCCCCCGCAGCCCCGAGCTTGAGGTCCACCTGCTGAGGGAATTTTAGAGGGTCCCCATCGGCGAAGAACATGAGGAAGTTCTCAAAATTGAGATTTCCTGCTTCGTCTTCGATGGGTGTTCCGTCCAATCGGACAGAATTCAGACCGTTTACTGGCCCCCAGATTGGTCCAGAGCAAAGGCCAAGAAGCCCCTCAAAAGTATCATTGGACCGAAGAGTGTCAGGCCGCTGTTTGAAAGTGGACCCACCACCCTTTGAACCAAATAAATTTGTCATTCCCCGCGGATAATTCAATACCCTCCTGGTGGCATTAGCCGGGGGTGACTTAGAGCACGTTCACCCCTCGCTCGAAGATGAAGGGGTCACAGATCCCTTTGGCGACCATGGTGGCTTCGATCTCTTCGATAGGAAGACGACGACGGCCACGCTCACCCCATTGCCGGTGGATATCGACGCGGGTGATGGAGTTGTGGCTACGGTAAGCATGGTCGTCAGCATGCTGGTCATTGGGCGCCAGGTTGTTGAAGCTCTCGATCGAGATCGAAGGATACTCCTTCATCACCATCCCGTGGTGGATGTGGCCAATGTATATGTAATGGAACTTGGTCTGGCCGAAATCCTTGCGGTAGTCCGTGATCATTACACCCGATAGTTTCTTTGCATTCGCTGTGTGCGAGTGGTGGGTCATGATCAGGGTGTTGCCGATCCGCAGCGGGATGAACAGCTGATCGTTTGGCAGGATGGTGACCCGAGGCTCGTCGGCGAAGACATGCTGCAGGAGACGGACGACCCATTTGTCGTTGATGTCCGAGTGGTTGCCCCGGTTGACAATCATCTTCACGTTGATGGCTTTTTCCATCAGCCGGCGGATGAAATAGATATGACATTCGATAACGAAATCGATCATCGAACCATAGGTGCCGTCGGTGTCCAGTAGGTTTCTGGACCGAGCGGTGCTGCCTTCCGCGTTGTCGTAGTGGGAGTAATCACCGAGGTCATTGATGACCGCATCCACTACAGGATTGATCTCGTCGATCATGATGTCGATCGCGGCTCGCATTTCGCGTCGAGCAATCTCCAAGGTAAAGTCCCGTTGGCAGGATGCTGCATAAGCACACATCCCGAAGTGGGCGTCACCGATGTTGAAGATGGGGACAATGTCCGGGTCGTAGACGTTGTCGAGCAGCTGGCGCTTAGACTTTTTGAGGATCGGGATATCCATATCCCTCAGAATCTGAGGGAGCTTCGCGTTCAGAAAAGAGGCTCGTGCCTCACTATCAATGCAGGTCTTCAACCACGCCTGGTGAACCTGATCGAGTTGACCGTCTTCGCCTCGCTTGACGTGGATCGTGCTCTTCTGGAGCATGTAAGGTTCGGGGATTGCGTAGTCGATCCCATCCCACCCCACGCCTTGGGCGATGCATTTGGTTTGAAGCCTCTGCATTGCCATTTGGATTGTCTTGTGGTGGACACCCACGCTTCGGGAAGCTTTTCGAACCTTACCATCACAGGCGAGCATTGCCTCGAGATATTTACGCTCAGCGACAGTGGCATAATTTGCCATTTCAGGGGTCAGTTTCAAGATCATGTGGGGTTCGCCGGGAATATACCGTGCATTAGTTTGTCTGCGTCGGACTGCAGACTGAGCCAATGGCCGGCGAGGTTGATTTGTCCACAGGCGATGGTTATCGCTGTGCCTTGTTCGACCGTATTTTTGTTCTGGCCGAGATATTTGGACGCGGGGGGATCGTCAGTCTTGTCGGCTGTTGGGGCTTTCATGAAGAGAGCAATCACACCTTGGAGAGCCATCAGACCTCCAGAGATCATCAGGGAGAGACCCAGGGCCTGTCCACCGGGAGTGAAGAAGATTATGGCACCCACAGCGAACACTAGCGCCCCGAGGATAATGCTACCAAACCTACCACCCCCACCAAACATGGTCGGCAGGACGTCCAGGATGGTCACCTCGGTTTTCGCCCGGAGTTTGTCCTCGGTATCAAAGTCTGCGACGGCCACCATCATGTCTCGCGGGTGGTTCGGCTGCTGGGAGAAGAAACCCTCAAGGGCTTCTGCGGGGACGTCTGTGGCGATCTCGGCGCTGTCGCCGTACATCTCTTTCAGTTTCCCATGGAATTTTAGGATCATAGCGTCACCAGCTTTTCATTTTCGAACATAAACTGAGCGACCATTTTCTCACCATCCCGCATGCCCACAATATAGTGGGTGAGGCTGGGCCAAAGGGTGAAGCCAGAGTAATCCTCTTGGCTCAGGTTCGGGTCAGCATCCGGGTGGGTGTGCCAAGTCCCCACGATGTCGTAGGTCGACATGACGTCCAGCACCTGACGAGCGTTCATCACATAACCCAGAGAGGGCTGTTCATGGTCATTGTCGATCTCAATCACCTGGCCGTCGTCGCTGATCAAACCACAGCGTTCTTCAGGGACCAGGTGTTCGTAGAGATTAAGAAGCTGCTGCTGGATATCGAGCATTGAGAAGATCTCCTATGGTTACGTCCGGAAGCGACGGGGTGAGGTCGGGCACGTCTTTGTGCCTCAGGATGAAAGCTGTGCTGCTTCGCCAAAAGTCTCGGAAGCTTTCGACGTTCGAGTTGCGATGCGCGAGGTGGTGGATCATGTTTCCCTCCCCGACATAGATTGCGATATGACTGGGATTGGAACTGCCGATATTCATGCAGAAGACATCTGCCGGCCTGATATCCTTGATCTTCCAGTCGACGATCATCTCGAAGCCCTCGTTCTCATGGAACATTCTGAGGAGATCGAGCGTATCCGGATCCCAGTCTTTGGGACGAGCCACGTTGGTGAGGTGGATATCGAAATTGTCGGCAAAGAAATCCCGGGCCAGTGCGAAACAATCCCGCACTCCCAGGAGGAAGGGGCGATGAATGAGATGGTCGTAGTTCACAGGACCACCGTGGGGAATTGAGGGGAGTAATAGACCCGCACAGGGACCGTAAAATTCAGACTGTCAGCAAGGGTGCCGAGCTCAAGGATAATCTTGGATCGACTATATTCCCCGATCTGCTTGATCCGGTAGATTTCGTTCTCGACCACCAGCCTGTCGTTGACCAGATCGTCGACCAGTATCCTCTTCCGAACCAGGGTGCCTCCATCAAGACTACCGTCAAAGATCAAAGGTTTGAGTGCCAGCAGATCGATTTGTTCATCACCGATCGTGATCGTCGGCTGAGGACTACCCCCGGTGGAGGACTTGTCGTTGCCTGTGAAGGATAAAGGAATACCAAAATACTCCTTGGTCCGGTAGGTAATTGGGTTGTCGGCCTTGAAATACACAGTTCCAGAACCAACAGCTGGGGTTAGTTCGTAGAGAAAGACTTCACCATCAGCCTGAAGCTTATGTGCGTCTTGGACGTGCTCAATGGGTACGGAACTCATAACCACCTCCTACGCTGGAGCGCGTTCAGGGAGCGATATACTGGGGTGACTTAGCCCCCACCGAAGTGGGGGCTATATCAATTAGGCGCCGATGTAGAGGTCACCGCAGGAGCGTGTACCGATGTCTGCCAATCGACCAGTAGCTTCGCTTGCAGTCAGGATGAGCGGTTTCATTTCCCAAGGCATGCCGCCGTAGTCAGATTCGGAGAACGAGAGGTTGAACCCCTTGGTCATTTTGACCTTCGGAGCGACAAACGTCACCGGGCGGTTGTAGTTCGAGAGCGTACCCACGATCTTCACGCCAAATAGGTCGTCGGCATCAATGTTGGCAACCTTGATGGCTGGAAGGATATAAACCTTCGTACCTGCTGGGAATGACATACCCGCGGGGATTCCGTAATCACCCGCAATCGGGACCGCATATGGACCCGCGCCGGTTGCGACACCGCTCGATTTGGTTGGGAACACATAATCCGTACCATCCTCGCGTTGCAGGAGGATCTGCGAACCGGCAGGGATATCCCCAATGGCCGTGATTGCAGAGTCCACATCACCAGGGATAGGATCACTGTCGATCGACAGTGATACAGCCGCACCTGCCAGAGGTGCTGCCAGAACGCCCCGGCGAACCTGGGTGGTTGCACCTGAGAGAGCATTCGCACGGGACATATTCTGGGCGGTCATTTCGTAGACCGAACCCGAGATCATGGCGCTAACGCCAGTGCGTTTGGTGTCCACCGTTGCCTGAGCAACGCCATTGGTCAGCTCAATGCTGGAGCTGTCAACAACAACGGCAACCTCTTTGACCAGGCCCACGCTGTGTAGCTCAGGGGTCAGATCATAGACGGGGGTCGTAAAGGCGGGAGCAATCATCAATGTCGCGCTGGACAGCATGAAAGCATTTTTTTGTACATCAGCCACTGTGAGGCTCCTTCTGTTAATTCACCCCCTGTCATTGTTCTTATTGGGCGGTCGACGCAATTGAACACCTATGAACCTCACTCAACCACTGGAGCTTATCCCATGACTACGAAGCGCAGCTTTACGGTTCGTGTACCGCTGGAATTTTATTTAGACTTGGCGACGCTCGCCGAGCGCGACAACATGGACGTCAACGCCAAGGTCAACCAACTCTTGAAAATGGGTATGGGGGAACACCAGAATATGGATGAACTCGTCCGATCCCTGTTGATCAATCACCAGCCAGTGAACAGCAAATTTGCTATTCCTCTCAACGAAAGTGTGTCCCAATGAAACGTCCAGATCTCGATTTCAAAATCAGTATCGGCGAGATTCCTTATGAGATCAAGTGGACCTATGGGATGTCTCTCGATCTCCAGCGTTTGATCCCTGACTTTGACAATGCCTTCAATGTTACCATCAATGATCCGAACACCCGGGACTATATGTTGCGCCGGCTGCTGACAGCCAAGAAAGGTTCCATCGAAAAAGATGAGGAGCTGGTGGACGTCGAGGTCCTGGATGATGCTGATCCCGACGATCTGCTGAGGGTTATGGATTGGGCGACGGGTCACCTCCTGTATTTTTTCGGGAGCTCGGTGGAAAATTTCCGCCTCCGAGCGAAGGAGTATCAGAGTCTGGTGGACCCTGTGGACCCCTTGACGAATGGTTCCGAGGACTCAGCTTCATCGACGCCATCTGCTGGGCCTGGGGGACAGTCGAAGGAGACCTGAACGAGCTCTTCTGGACCTATTCCTATTGGGAACTGAGCCAGAAGATCAAAATCAAATACGGGGAGACTTCGGCCATCCAGCTGTGTGGTCACTCCAGCTTGGTGGATATCGTCAGCGCCGTGTTCGGAGATGGTAAGAAAAAGGATTCGAAAGAAAACTACGGCAACTCTTTCCAGAGCACCGGAAGCCAAGAGAACGACGTCTCCCACATCAAGAGCATGCTCAAAATGTTCTAGTAGGTCAGCACCCCGATCTGTAGCCCCAGCTGCCGATCGGATCGGATCACTTCGTAGTCTCCGATCAAATCATCCGCCTCTACATTCTCCCCGGAGATAAACCGGGCGCGCTCCGCGGAGTGTTTGATACGCCGGTCGAGTTCTTCCCTGTCAGTTGGTTCGATTGCGACCCAAATATTTCCTTTGTCCTCCGGGACCGCATCTCGGTCTAACCGGGTGATTGGATCAATCGTGGTCGTCCGCCGGGTCCACGGAAGGTAATGTGTGGCTTGGAACAAGCGGAAGCTTTGCCAGAGAACACCCTCACTCTGTTCACTTGGCCCATTGTCTCCGACGATGAACCTCAGGTTTGTCGGGGTCTCAACAACCTGACCCACTTTCAGAGCCGTTGGATAGGTCATCCGGTAGATATGACGAGGAGGAACAAATATGTAGGACGGCACCTGGCTTTGGTCAGTCTCGGTGATGATCCCCGACACGGTCCCCGACCCTCCGGCGATCACCTTGAGTGGGGTTTCGAATCTCTTCCCAACTGTTTTCAAACTAAGCATATCAGAACCCCGGGTTGTTTTCGATGATCCCAATCTCGATGGCCTCAATGAGACCTCCCGAGTTGGGAATAGCAGGAGGGACTTCCACTATACCATCAAACGTGCAGAGAATGACACCCAAGTGGGGGTGAGGAAAGTTGAAGGCTAGCCAGTTCTCGTGGGTTTGGTAGAACTGCTCAAGCCGCCCAGCGTTGTTCGTGGGATCGGTCGTGAGATCGTAGAGGTTGTTCGCCTGGAGATACCAATGGATCCCTTGGAGCGTGATCTTGAACTTGCGCCGAAAGGGGATCGAGGGTTTGGATGTGAACTGCCACCCGTTTAGCCCGATACCCTTTGTGGGTTCAGGAGGAACGGTTTTGGGGACCATTGCATTGGGACAAAAATCGAAGGTGAAAGCCACTCTAGCCTCCCTGTGCTACGTGTTTGATGAGACGCTTGGTGTTGCCATCCTTGAGGATATCCCGGCTGAGGATCGCGATAACATCGTTGGGACCCATTGCCGGCTGTTCCTCTGGAGCTACGACGTAGACGTTCATCTTCTGCTCAGGACCAGAGCTGGCCGGCATTGCGACCGGACCCATATTTCGAAGTGCCCGGGCGCCTTTCTGGTTGACGTCGTTGAGGAACTCCTCACCGACACTGTCGACGGCAGACTTCCGAACCACATATTCTCCTCGAGCCAAGGCCGTGAGGACGCTGTCGCGATTTGGAACACCATGGTTGACCTTGCCGCCTCCAGCATACCCCACGATGGGGCCCCCGTTGAAGAAGCCACCAATTTTAGGGGATCCTCCAAACCTGAAATCTCCATGACCACCCGCTGCGGATGCAGAACCTGCCCCGCCTCCTGAGGCACTGGCTGCACCTGTTCCCGCAAGGGACATACTACTGCCGGCGAAGCTCCCCGCCAAATTGAGGAGAACCCCAAATATTTGCTGGGCGATCAGCTGGGCTGCGAGCTTCTGAACCATACTGAGGATGCTGCGGGCGAAGTTGGCAAAGTTGGCCAGGACTTCCTGCGGCTTGGTGATCATATCCTGGAAGAATGTGGTGAATGCTCCATGTGCTTCGCCAATTGCCGGCATCAGGTTATTATGCAAGTTCTCCGAGAAGGAATTGTTCAAACCGTTGACTGAAGCATAGGCTGTAGCAGCACCCTGGATTGCTTCGCCAAAGGTTTTTGGAGCGAGAGAAGCCGCACCCAGTTTCGCCATCAGACCATCGGTTTCGAGACCCATCTCTTTCATCTTCACCACAATGTCCTCAAGAACCTGACGCAATGCCGCCATTTCCTTTTCGGAGATCTTGCCGGTCTTGTTGCCGAGGACAGTTATCTTATCGGCCAGGTCAGCCGTAGAACTACCAGCCTTCAGAATGGTGTCAAAACCAGCCTCACCTTCCAGTAGACCTGCCTTCTGTTCCAGCATCTTGATGGTTGATTCCACCTTGAGAATAGCATTGGCGTAATCCGACATCAGGATCAAGTTGGACTCAACCTTAGCTCGGTCGTTGTTCTCGGCCTCCAGGCCGATTTTTTTATCCAGATTGATCCGGACAAAATCTGGTATCCTATCCCTGTTGGATTCACTGTCGAGCCCTTGCCGTTGGGCGTCCAACAGGGTTCCTCGACGAGAGATTTCAAAGTTCCGGCGCTCGAACGCCCTGTCGGCTTCGAGGGTGAGACCTTCCAAGGTGGAGATCAGGCCTTCAGTGATTGCTTGGTGGACTTCCTCAACCTTGAGAGCGATCTGCTCCCGGCCTTCACGCATATAGTTCGCGGCGTCGTCGGAGTTCATATCCTTCTTGTCGATCTCCAGTTCAAGGAGAGCCGTCTTGTCAGTAACCCAGTTTTCGAGAGCCGTCTCGATTGCTTCGGCGCCCTCGGTGAACACTTCAACGCTCGCCGGGTCCTTATAATTCTTCAGGGTCGCTTTCAGATCCAGCTCACTGGTCTTGAACGTCGTCTTCGCAACGTCCAGAGCGTTCCGCTCCTGGCGCTTGGCATCCCGACGGGCCGCAGCATCTTTCTTCCGATCGGGTTTGCTCTCAGCCTTGGTTGGTATTGCCCACCCTAGCGCCTCTTGGCGTAAACTTGCGATCTCATCTCGTTTCTCCTGGAGCACAGCTCGAGCCCCTTCGTTCAACTTATCCGAGGCCAGATCTTTATCAAAACCGGCGAGGTTTTTGTCGTAGCCAGAAACCTTCTTGGCCGAAATGCTCTTCCGAGTGGCTAAGTCTGCACCCAGAATCTCAGAACGGCTCAGTTCAGCTTCAGCACCAATTCTTCGAGTATTTTCGACTACTCGCTGTCCCGTTGGTGTCCGTTCAAATTTATTCTTAGTCATTCTATGCTCGACTACCCGAAGTCCACTCTCGGCTTGTCCCCCAGAGGCTAGGTTTGAGGCCAGGTTTTGTAACTCCATCACTTTCTCAGGTCGGCCTTTGAACAGTTTTGACTTGGTGAGGTCAAATACTGCTTGGGAGGGTACGCTACTGCCTAGTGCCAATTTCAAGGCCTTGTCCTGATCCGCCGACAGCCCCTGGTTTTTCAGTCTTCTCGCTGACCCTCTGGCTCCGTTAACAGCCGCATCTTGCTGAGACTGGAGAGCTACAGCACTGTTAACCAACGCCTCACCCATCGTCTTATTTGCAGCAACCCGATATTGGTTTAACGCATCGATCACTCCAAAGATGTCCCGGGTGTTCTGAGCTAGAAACACCGACAGATCCTCAAACTGGTTCGCCAGAGACATCGTCGCAATCCGGGTGGCCTCACTCTCACCTACATAGCTTTTCTGGGTAACGATCAACCGGGTTATCGCCTGATCAATAGTATCTAATTTTTGGGTTTGTTCATGGACTGCGTCCCCAGCTTCATTCACAGCCGTCTCGATATTTTTCTGGGACTGTGTGACATCCCCTGAGTAGGTTATGAAAGAGAATAACTCGATACCCGCTGATTGCACTTCCAGGGATAATCCGGTGAAACTATCACCCGCTTCGTAAGCTGCTCGAGCTTGTTCTTTGAGAGACGTTGACGTTTTGTTGATCGACTTTAACCACTCGACGTAGGCCTTTTGAGCTAAAGGGACCCTCTCGATAAAATCATTGATATGCCGTAGTGACGTAGTCCAGTCATCAGACAGCTCCCCAGAATCCATAGCAATGACATTCTTGAACCGCTGCCATTGGGCGGTTAGACTATTCATAGCTCGTTCCTGGGCCACAATGGCTTGACCCTGCTGGGCCTCGGCAATCAGCAAGTCCTGCATTACGTCCAGGTTGTTTTTCAGTACCAAATAGGATGCCGCTGCTCTAGTCTCTAAACCAGCATATGCTTGGGCTGCGCCAAACCCGGCGTCCTTCATGGTTTGCAAAACATTGGCATACCCTTTAGTTTTGACATCCACATCCTGGAGGGTCAGCCCCAACCGCGAGAGCTCAGTTTTTAGTTTTTCTGTTGGGTCTTTTAGATCGACCAGGAACTGTCTCATACCAGTACCAATGGTGGATCCGCTCTTGATACCAGCGTTGGCCAGAGCACCTGCGGATGCCACCAGTTCTTCCAGGCTAATGTTCTGCTCAAAGGCAGTCGCGCCGACATACTGGATCGCTTTAGCGACTTGTTCTACACCCAACCGTGATCGGTTCAAGGCCGCAACAAGAATATCACCAACCCTGCCGGCTTCAGATGCTTGGAGCTGGAAAGAGCCGATCGCCGCGGTAATCAAATCTACTGACTCTGCCATACTTGACCCAGACGCGGTCGCTAACTGTGACACGGCACCTAATGAGGACTCCAGGTCTTTCACAGAGAAACCCGCCTGTGCCAACGTGGTGGCCGCAGATGTGAGTTCGATTACTGAGAATTTTGAGTTGGTGCCTATCTTCAAAATATTGTCTTGGACCCCCTTCATCTGTTCATCAGTGGCACCAGCGATGGCTTGTAGGTCCGCCAAGGCTTTCTCAAAGTCGAGCAAAAACACAATTCCATTTCGAACTGCGGCAGTAAAAGTGTATACTGCTGCAGCAGCAGCCCCATAAACGCTTGTCCGGGCCGCGGCTGCTAACATGTAGCTGGGGCTCATAATATTTTGAACGGCAGAGGGTTTGTCTGGCTGAGCTACAATCGGGGCGTTGGCTTTAGCTTCAGCCCTCCGAACTCTATCGGCGGCGGATGCCGATTTTGCACGATCGGTTTGCTGCTTCCGCAATTCTGCGGTCGTGGCTCTCTCGTAGCTCAGCTCATCCCGAGCGTCCCGGTTGGCTTGAGCGGACAAACCGTTCAGAGATTTCTGGATCCGTTCCTGACGCTCCATAGACGACGCTATTGCATCTTCGATTGCTTTGTCGTTGAGGGCGCCAAAGCTTCCGGGGATTTGAGCTTTGCGAGTGTTGAGGATCTCACTTCGACTGAGAGGCTTGACCTCCGATTGCTTCTGAACCCGCAGGAGGGCCTCGGCAATACGGACCCGTTCTTTCTCTAGCTGAATACTCCTCAGGATTGCATTCTGTTCAGCATCCGCCGCAGTTTTGCTCCGCCGGCGTAGGTCGTAGAGACGTTCTTCACCCAGCTCCTTCTGGTTGAGAGCGTTAGCATCCGTAATCGTGGTTCGCAGTTGATCCTTGGCGACCTTCAGGCCCAGGTTAGCCTTTCGGGTTTCTTCGGACTTCAACCGGTTGGCCTCGATCCGGGCCGTGTTGGTATCCCGAACGGTTTTCTTGGTCTGCTGTACGGTAGTCAGGATAGCTCTGGAGGTGTTGAGATAGGCAGCTGCAGCGTCCCGTCCAGCAGCCATTTCGGTTCCAAAATTGACACTGTTACCATTCGAGACTTTTGAAACGATCGCGTCCCGAGCCGAGATTGCGCGAGCACGTTCGGGACCCGGGGTAGCTCCTTTCTGCCGCGCCAGATCATCAGACCTCTGGATTGCTCGGTCGAGTTTCTTGATCTCAGATTCCGCCTGGAGGACTGCATCCTTCATCCGGATATACTTCCGGGACAGCGCGTCATCCTTCCCGCCGTTTGCGGCCTGGAGCTTATTGATCGAAGCCAGGCGGGTCTGGATTACCTCGGTGGCGTTGCCAGCGTCTTTCATCGCCCGGGTGAAGCGGACAGCCTTGTCGGTGGCATTGCCCAAACTTTGGGCAGCATTCGCCCCTCCCACACCCTGACCTACGGTGGCCAGCCCCTGCTGGATTGTGGCCAATTGGCTCAAGGAGGTTTTGAGCTTCCGGAGCGTTTTCTCCATTGCAGCATCAAAGTCGGTCGCGCCGGTCTTCGACAGCTTGTTCGCGGCTGCGATTTGGGTCTTGATATCAGAGATGTGTTTTGAGACGTTACCCAGAGCAATGTTTACTGATTGACCATCAGCTTCGAGTTCGACTGGGACTACTGTTTCTGGACCGGACATCGTTGATGTTAAGCCTTCATTAGGGGAACGGAAGCAAGGTTTTTCGAGAGAACCAGGCGATTTTACGCCTTGTTCGGGGTGGTATTCATCCCATCAGCAATTTTCTTGCGGACAGCATGGGGTATCGCCCGGGTGAGCACGAAGCTGAGGAAGGGTTCCAAGGTGGGTCGGTAAGGACCGCTGCCGGCAACTCTTGCACGAACCTCCTTGTTTTTGATCAGCCCTGAGACGTTGCCCTCGAATGAGGTGATCCCTGAAGCCAGCGAGGGTAGGTCCCCCGGGGTGATCTTGGTTAGAGCTCTGACCCGGATCGTACCTATACTGATTTTCTTTTTGCCATCTCGAGGCTGATATCCCAAGGCACGTATCTTGTGTTGGGATCTCAAAGTAGATCGATCATTACGCTGACTTGAGCTGAGATATTTAGGATCATGGTCAGCGTTTCGATCAAGCGTACCATTTCTCGTGACGATCACCTGGATGGGGCCAAAGTTGCTAGCCCAGGCGCCTCCACTTCCCAGGGATTTCCTCAACAAACCTGTGGAATAAAACCATTTGGTGTGTCTATACTGGGTCTTTTTATCTCTGAGATATCTGGTGCTTCGCTTATTCCAGTCCCCGTAGGACCCGAGGTTAAATGATGTTGCACCCTCTTCCTTTGAGTCGATCATTCCGACAGGCCCCGTATAATATCCTGGCCGACCAATCAGCTTTGCCCATTGGGTTGCAGCGTGGTTGATCTCTTTACTCACAGCCAAAGCAACTGACCGGCGAATTCGGGAGGTCAGCTTTTTATAGTTCCTGTTGGAATAAGTGATCGCAACATTGGTGATGATGAGATTAGCTGCTCGGGCTACATCTGTCTCGATCTGTTTGTTATTGCTCTTGCCCGTCTTCTGGTTGAAGCTGAACCTGAAGATAACTCTGGCGTTCTCGGACACTATCTATCACCTGATTGCATGAGCCCCATCGGTCAGATCTATAAGTCGCTTCTCAGGTATGTCTCAGACCTAATCCCTGAATTAGCCACAACCACCAACGATATTGTGACCTATCACGCCTGGGAGAGCCGGGGTGAAGAGGACAAGTTTCCCAAGAACACCTTGGTGGGTGTTGACGGGTTCAATTTTGATGAAAATGATGACCTGTGGGTCGTCCGGTTTTCGATTGGGCTCTCGACGTATCAGGACGTCAACCTGATGAAAGAGATCGAGGCTCTCGACTTCCTATTCGACAAATTCCATGAGGGGGTTCAAATCCCCATTCGAGATGCCGTAACTGGAGATGAGTTCACCGTGATGGTCTCCACCACGTTCGAGGTGGCGCCGATGGTGCAGACCCTGCTGAGGAATTACCGGACGATCAGCGTGGAGCTAAAGCGGACAGCTGCCTAGTAGCAGTTGTATTCAGCACAAGCCTCGGAAACGAACTGGTCGATCTCGGCCTGTTTTCGATCCCGGTCGCGCTGTTGGATTTGTTCAGCTCGTTCTTCATGGGTTATGGTTACAGGTCCAAGATATTTTCCTATTTGGATCATACCCGCTAAAAGGAACATGATTACGATGACTGGAACGAGCCAGGGTGGGGTTGGTTTCTCTGTCATAGACTTCTGCTACGCCAGAAAAACTATCCTGTAAAGCGATCGGGGGAAGTTCCGAGAGTGAATAGAGAGCCGAAGTTGTCGGACAGGACCGACCCGCTAGTCACGGCCAAGCGTCCTGCTTCGATCCTCTGACGTAATCCTCCAGCGATCTGCAGCCAGTCAACGTCCATCCGTTTGAACTTGTCTGTGCCTGAAGATTCCTGTTCAGCGACCCGGAGAGTCATTGTGGGGACGAGCTCTAACGCTGCGGTGGCTTCGATGGCGTCAGCGATCCTAAGGGTCAGGTCGTCGTCTGCAGGGACTATAGCGTCCAGCAAGGTAGCAGTGGTCAGTTCTCGGAACTCATAGTAGCCCTCGGTCAAACCAATTTCTTCGTCAGGGAGGTTGTGCTCAGGGACGCCCAATTTATTCCGGACTCCCTCACAGCTTGCGCCAAAAGGCACCAACCCCAGAACGGTGTAGCTCGAGCGGAATCCTGTTGTGACCCCGCCGACTTCATAACTGATGGTGAGGTGCCGAATGGCTTTCAAAGCTGTGCCGGCTAGGGTGTTGTTGGCTCCTGAAGTGGTCACGACCACGGATACGGCGAGAGCAGGAGGCGTGACGAGGCCAGTAGCGATCACGCTACCGGCTACGTCTGTGAGACTCCAGGAGACATCCCCGTCGGGGAAACCCTCATTGAATGTCACCAGCTTCGAGTAGGGAAGCCCGGAGAACATTCAATTATTCCTTTTTGGCTGAGGCTTTGCCTGAGGAGGGTTTGGTTACAGCCGGCTTTTCTGCCTCTGGGATGACCTGAACAGTGGTCAGCGCAGGGATCGTTTCCGCTTTGGGAGCGTCAACATCAGCGGTTTTCTTGCCTCCGACCAGTTTCAGCTGCTCGTTGCGGAGAGCGTTGGCGACGAAGTCCGTCTTGTTGACTTTCGTGGGACCAAAGGCAGCGATCTCTTGACCGCCAAAGATGTCAACCAGCATGAATGTGCCGGCGGTTTCTACGGTAATTTTTTCCATTGCAGGACTCCTGAGATGATTAGGGGGTCCGAAGACCCCCTATTCACTATTACTGGTCGAGAGAGAGGATGCTGCGAGTGTCACCGAACACCAGGCGGTAGCCCTTGTTCTCAGTCTTCACAAACTTGACCTTCTGGTTCGTGATCGCCCGGGTGGATTCTTCGATGTCCGAACCGTTCTCGACGAGCTCTTCGAGGGTTTCATTCTTGATGAAGCCCACCAGCTGTGCGGCTGGAGCAGTCGAGGAGAGCGCGAAGTTCACATTGAAGTTGAACCGTGGGTTCTGAATTGCAACACCGACGCCGGCTTTCTGCAAGGTTTCGCCCTGGGACAGACCATCGTTGGCGCCCGGAGTTGCGAACATACGCAGCCACTCGAGGTACATATCATAGTTACCAACGATCGTATCCACAGGCGTACCCGCTTTGGCTTGGTTGACCAACCAGCTCAGGAATACGTTCCAGTCGATCCGGCCAGTCTTTGGAACTGGCCGACCATCCACAGGCATTGCAGCTGCGAGTGTCGTTGCAGCAACCACTGGGGCTGCGCCGTTGACGCCGTCACCGTTGATCAGCAGACCCGTGGCGATTGCCGTCTGGCCGATTTCGACTTCCCGCTGCATGCGAGCTGCATAAGGAGTGACGATGTCGAGGCTTGCGCGCCGCTCGAATTCGTAGGTGAACTCCATGCCACCGCCGAACTTGTAGAACTTGACGTTCTTTTCACCGGAGCGGATCGAGCGGATCGGAATGTTGGCACCTTCGGCGATAACACCAGTCTGCTGGTAGTCGTTGTCAGCGTCGTCAACCACCTGAGTGATGACTTCGTTGCCGTCGACAGACCGAGACTGAGCAATCATCGGGGTCACAGACTCGATGTTGTCCTGGCGATACTTCCACTGGAGGATCGCATCGATCACCGGTGGGAAGAAAGCGCGGGTGCCCGGGAACGTCTGGAACGTGTCAGCTGCAGCTTGCAGGAGAACACCTTCCGAGAAGTCATCACGGATCGGGAGACCCATGTATGCCAGAGACGCTTCAAAGCCATTCAGCTTCGAACCCTTGAATGCGGGGCTCTTCTCGACGTCGATTGCCAACTTCAGGTAATCCGGGAGGGATACACCTGCAGTTTTTGCGGCCTGGATCAGATTCTGGCCAGCGGCCAGACTGGTGGACATATTCTTGTCCATGACAGCACCAAGAACGTCTTCGGCAGACCGGCGGTTGTGGGCCAGTTCAATGAGATATGCGGGTTTCATGTCTTGATGCTCCTTAGAAAGATTCGACTACAACTTCGTCGCCGATGACTTCGACAACGAGGTTGGTGATGGGGTCAACGCCAACAACTGCGATGCGGACCAGGCCGGCGCCATCCCCACAAACGGCGTCACCAACGGAGATGCCGTGAGCAGGTGCAGCGGGCAGCTTGGCTTTGAATTTACGGGATACCGTACCCACCAGGATGCCAGAGACTTCGCGGTCTTCGAAGACTTCGAGCCGACCAAAGATGGCTGCGCCATCCGTTGCCAGCTTTACCTTCGAGGCAGCAGTGATGTCCTGCTCAACGGCCTTGCCGACGTCGGCAGCAACAACGGTTGCTTCGAGCAGGTAGGTGAAAGCGAAGTCTTCGATTGGAAAGGTATACGATACGACACCTTCGATATTATAAGCCATTTCTCAGGGTTCCTTACTTGGTGAGATCACGAGTGGAGAATGCGCTGGCGACCAAGCGAGGTGCGTCATTGCTTTCGTTGTTGGTTGCGGGGTTCGAGACCCCACCCACAGGCAGGATGGCTGTGAGATCGGAGGTTTCGGAGCGAATGGCCGCTTCGAGTTCGGCGATGGCCGTTGGCATTTCAGCGAGAGGTTCTTTGCCGGCAGCAACCAGGACTGCGGAGAGCGTGGTCTGCATGAACGTAACAGCAGCGTCATAATCAGCTGCCGGAGCAGCTGCGGCAAGGGCCTGTGCGGCAGCGAGATCGGTAACAGCGGTGTCGCGCTCAGCGGTCAAGCTGGCTACCAGTGCTTCGGCAGTATCCTTTGCGGTGTTCGCAGCGGCCAGCGAGGTCGCGTTGACAACAGCGTCAGCGGTCAAAGTGATCACCGAAGCTTTTGCATTCGTGAGGTCGGTAATGAGTGCGGTGTTGTCAGTCACGTTGGTAACTCCTTGTGATGCCTGAACCAGGAACAGGCTTGTGTCTTCAAATCCT